GATGCTAAAAAAGGTAAAGAATTAGTCAATATGACCAATGAGATGGCTACTTCTTTTGCTAATTCAACAGATATGGTTAATGATTTAAACCAGAAATTCTATTCTATTAGTAATTCTAGCAAGACGACTAAACAGCTAACTACTGATGTTTTAACTCTTCAAGATGCGTTTGGTAAATCTGATGATGCCGTTAAAAACTTCACGACCCAATACTCACAAATGATGGCTAATGGTAAAGTTAGCGCTCAAGATATGATGTCATTTGTTAACGTCTTCCCTAAAATTAGAACTGAGTTACTGGAGACTGAAAGGAAGATAACTGGTAATCATAAACTATCCATGAAGCAGCTTAATGATATGATCTCAAATGGAGAAGTATCATCGAAAACTATGCAAAAAGTCATGGATGGAATGCAGAAGAAGTACTCTGGCGCTACTGCTAATTTTGGTAAGACATTTGATGGTATGAATCGTACGATTAATGCTAGGGTGCCTGCTTTAATGAGTGCTTTTACTACGCAATCCTTAAAATGAAAAATCCATTCCTTGGATCAATTTCAAAATGGGTGTCAGATAAGAATACAGAAAAGCAATTTTCTAAATTGGGCGTGTTGCTTCCAAAGGATTTAGTACCATTACAACTGCTTTTTCAAAGGCTTTAAATTTTAAAGGTGGATTTGATTCTGATAAAATTTTCAAGTCCATTTCAAGCACAATTACAAACCTATCAAATATAATTGCTAAAAATGCTAAGCAGATTATCGGTTTCTTCACAGGCTTATGGAATGCGGTTAAAATTCTAGGAGCTGTTGGAACAGGATTCTTTAAAGGACTATCTGGCGCTGTAGAGTTTGTAGCCAAACCATTGGCTAAAATGGTAAGTCACAACAAGAAGATAAGCGGATTATCCGGAGCATTAGGGGAACTCACTAAACATACATCTGCATTAGAAACACTCGGCAAGGTATTGGCGGGTGTTTTTATTACCAAAAAAATTGTAGGATTTACATCTGGGTTAGTTACTGCTGGTATTAAGGTGAAAAACTTTTCTAAAGGCTTAATATTCAAACCGACTGTAGATCCAGAAACTGGAAAGAAACAATTAACGCTCTTCGCCAAGGGAGTTAAAGGTTCAGTAAAAGGTATTGGAAAGGCTCTTAAATTCACAGCCAAAATAAGCACAAAGGCGGCGGTTTTAGCACTGAACGGATTGAAGAAAGCGGCAGGTTTAACTGGCAAAGCATTCTTACAGATGGGTAAGTTTATGTTGGTTAATCCATTTATTGCAATTGCAGCCGCTATAGTTGCCGTGGGAGTAGCGTTCTACGAGCTTTACAAGCACAACAAAAAATTCAAAAAGTTCATTGATGGTATTGGAAAATCGATTACTAAATTTACTAAAGGTGCACTGAAAGGAATTAAAAAATTCTTTAAGAGTTTCAAAAAAGGATGGGATAATTTTTGGAGTGGACTTGGTAAAGGCATCAATAAAACCTGGAAAGGTATTACTGGTGGTATTAGTAAACAATATATCAAAATCAATAAAGGGCTTTCTCATTCAGCAAGAAATTCAAGAAGAGTTGGAATAAGCACTGGAACGATTCCAAAAAGAGCCTTTCAGATACCACAAAGAAAATGAACAAGACTTTCACCGGTTGGGGCAAAGACATGTCTAAGAACTGGGATAGTTGGAAGAAGAGCTTTTCTAAAAATTGGAATAACATTGGAATTCAACCAGAGACTACCTGGGCGATCGTTGGGATGATATGAAGAAATCTTCAACTAAATGGGGCACAAGTATTAGCAAGTGGTTCAGTGGTTGGGGCGATGATTTCAAAAAATCGTGGAGTTCTTTAATCGGATCGGTTAAGAAGATGTTCAGCGGCCTTTGGGACGATATGAAGAAACTTGCCGGCAGTGGTATCAATGCCGTTTCAGGAGTTATTAATACCGGAATCAAAGGCGTTAATGGTGTGGTTCATCTTTTTTGGCGGTAAAGAAAATACTATTAGTAAAATTCCAGATGTTAAGTTTGCGACTGGTACTGGTTCACTAGGTGCTTCGAGCTTTAGACGTGCAATCACGCAGATCACACCAGCCATCGTTAATGACGAAGTTGGTGCACGTAATCCAGAATTAATCTTCCGTAAATCAACTGGAAATGTTGAATTTCTTAAAGGACAAAACGCTAAAACAGTGTTGTTCCCAGGTGACGAAGTGGCCAACGCTACCGATTCGGCAATGCTGGCGCCAATGCTTGGTTTGACGCCGTTTGCTAAGGGTGGAATTGGTAGCTTCTTCGGAGGATTGTGGAACGGAGTTACCGGTTTTGTTTCTGATGTTTCGAAGAAACTTTCTAGTCTTTGGAATACTGGAAAGAAAATTATTTCTAATCCGGCTAAAGTGTTAGAAAGTTTGATGCCCTTTTCTAAGGGAGGAGCTAAAGGATTCTTTCCAACAATGGTTAAAGGTGGATTTAATTTTGTGAAGAAGGCTGCTAATAATTGGTGGTCAAATCTTTGGAGCATGGTTAATTTGGATGGCAATGATGGTACAGGATCATATGGTGGAGGTTGGCAATCGCCTGGTAGTGGCTGGGTCAAGACCGATGGATTTGGTTCTTCCCGTGGAAAAGGTGTACACGATGGAAACGACTTTTCAGCATCTATAGGTACACCATTCCATGCGATGCATGGTGGAACAGTTATTCGAGTTGGAAGTGCTCCTTCTGGCTGGGGTCCTGTAGGTTATGACATCGTTACTAAAGATTCAACCGGTAAAGAAATTATTTATCAAGAATTTGGAAATGCAAAAGATGTAAAAGTTCATGAAGGACAGCATGTCAGTACCGGTGATGTGCTTGGTAAATTGGGACGTTCTGGACTTGGGACGGGACCTCATTTACATGTTGGTTTAACTAATGGTGGTAGTGTATGGAGTCGCAATGGTTATAGTACTAAAGGTTGGTTAGATATTACCAAACAACATGGTAAAGACACAGAATCGGATGCTAAAAGTGATGCTGGTTCTAAAACAGATAGTAAGTTACAAGCTACAATTAAGAAACAAGTTGGTAGTGGATTTTGGAAGACTATTTCGAAACTTGCTTCAATGTTTGGAGATAGTGGCGAGGGTGGTAGTGGTAGTTCTCCTTCTGGAAAGATGAGTATGAGTGAATTTATCAAGGTCGCTCATCAAGCTGCTAATATCGGTAAAGTAAAACTTTCGCCAAACGATATTAAGAGATTATATTGGCAAGCACATGTTGAATCTGGAGTAAATCCAGCCGTAGGTGGGGGCTATGATGATCACGATGGTACAGGACTACCAGTTGGATTGTTCCAATATAAAAAGGGCACTTGGAATGCGTGGGCCAAAAGTGGATATAGAAATATTCATTCAGCGCTCGATCAAATAATTACAGTAATCCGTGATAGTAATTGGCGTAGTGATTTAGCTCCATATGGAGTGACTAGAGGTTGGGGACCAACTGGTCACAAGGCATTTGAAAATGGTGGAGTTGTGCAAAATCACCAGTTGATAGAAGTAGCAGAGGGTAATAAACCTGAAATGATTATCCCCTTAGACGTCACTAAACGTTCTAGGGCGCATGAATTAATTCAAGAAGCAGTGGCAAGGACTACTCCTAACGAACCAGTTAAGACGTCCGCTTCAAATAACGATACAAATAACAGAAGCTTGCAGAACCTAGAAGCTAAATTTGACACGTTACTTGCAATGTTTGCTAAATTACTTGGCCTAAATGCTGATCAATTAGAAGCAATCAAAAACAGTGGTCAACTGGATATGAAAGCTTGGTATCGTAAACAGGCACGTGATCAAGCTAACGCAGATTTTCAAGGATTATAAGGTGGTGAAATAATGGAGCCAAAGCTCTACTTAAAAGTTGGTAATCAAGATGAAATTGAGGTAACAGAAGCAATTCCGGAATTAGAGTTCCTAGGCGATAGTGATTCACCTGCTATTCTAAATACTTACCAGCCGAACGTAGGTATTGACGGACAGATATTACAGGCTACCAACTATGATAAGACAACAATTAACGCCAATTTTTTGTTTAATTTTCGAGATTGGTACGATTTCAAGCTGATTAAGCATAAGATTCACCAGCTTTTTCAGCAACGACAAACGATGCGAATTAGAACGGATGCAGAGCCAGCGATTGTTAAATATCTGCGCCCTGGTACTTTTGAAGTGAAGCCTATATCTGATGGTTCGCACGATGCAACATTTACAATTCCGTTTGATAATCCATCCGGATATAAGTATTCATTGCTAAGATCGGATAGCTTGTATACGTTTGGTGAAGAAGGCTGGCAATTAGGTATGAACCTACCTAGTGCAGATTTAAACTATACCCATACTGAATCTAGTTTTAAGATTTTTAACGCTTCTGATATTATGGTTGATCCATATTACCAGAACCACGATTTAATATTAAAAATTAATTTTGAGGGCAAGAATTTAACCGTTACGAATAAAACTACTAATGCCTCGTGGTCTTATACCAAAGCGGCTAAAAAGACGGATAGCATTGTTTTGAGCGGTATTATTACAACTTTAAATGGAGAACCTGCAAGTGTTAATACTGATTACGGTAACTTAACACTCGCTACCGGCTGGAATGACATATCAGTTACTGGTGCAACTGATTTTAAGGTCACATTTAGCTTCCCATTTATTTACATTGCCTAATAATCCAAATGTGATTCTGGTTAAAGGACTACATAGCACCAATGTAGAGCCTTTGATCGCTTTTGTACCAAACTCAGTTCAAATAACATGGGAGAAAAACAACACTTATCAATTAACGTTTACAGCATTTTCAAATTCTAAAAATCTAGTTGCTTTTGAAATGTTAGATGTTGAGAGTAGTGTCTTTTTTGATGATGAGGAATACATTGTTAAACAATCATCAGTGGAGGCGCAAAGTGGTTTCATCACTAAACAGATTACAGCTACTCATGTATATAACGAAGTAATTAGAATTAGACAGCGAAAGGTAAATGATGGAACTAAATCCTATAGTGTCAACGATATTTTGAAATACTATCTTGAAGGCAATAATTTAGGCTTTACTTGGGAGGTTCATGGTAGTTTTGAAAAAAAGCAAATTGAAGGATTGGGTGGAAATAGTGCAAAGGATGGATTAAGTAAGATTACAGAAACATGGTCTAATGCGGTGATCTATCCAACTAATAAAGTGATTCGGGTTTATGAAATTGAAAGCTTTCGAAAGTATTTAGGCGGTCGGATTGACTACTTACATGATACAAGCGATGTTCAATTAGAAAGTGATTCGACCGAGATTGTTAATCAAGTAATGGCCATTGGTAAGGAAAAAGATGGTAGTGATTCAGACAAGCCATCATACTACTTCAATCCGTTTCTGGTTACTAATCAAGATTCGGTTAACAAGTGGGGATTGCATCCAGGAGATGACGTTTCTGATGATCGTTTTACCGATAAGAAAGCAATGGAGCAATATGCATTGTCACAAATGACAGTAGAACCTAGTTTAGCAATCACTATTACAAGTGACCTTAACCAGAAACCAATACCTGGTGAAATGATGCGTTTAGAGGTTCGACCAATGAGCTTTGTAACGGATGTTGAGGTAGTTGGGTACACTTGGTATCCATTGGATAAAACGCAGAAAAATTCAATTACACTGAATAATAGTGCTAGAACAATTCTTGATTATCAGAAGCGAAATAATAACAGTTTAGCGAAAATGATTAAGAATCAGAAAAATAGCATAAAAGGTGTTTCAAATGCTACGAATCTAGCCAATAAGGCTTATGATTCAAGTGTATATGGAGAGGTGGTTGGTGAAAGTGAGTATTAAAATTATACAGTTACGTGCGAGAGGAGATAATGATTTCGGGCTTACAGAAGGTGAACCTTACTATCCAAAGGTTGGAGCGGATAGCGTTGTAGGTCTTGAGATAGAAATTAAAAAGCAGGTTCCTAAGTATGACTTAGCCACTTCAACCGCTGACGGATTAATAAGCAAAGAAGATAAAACTAAATTGGATAAACTACAGGTAGAACCTTTTGAAGGGCTTAAATTTAAGTCTCCAGATGGTTCTATTTTTATTTTATCAGTTGATAACGAGGGTAAACCTATCTTTACGAAGGAGGGTGAACAATGAGTTTTAAATTAAAAACGGATAATTTAAGCCCGGGACTAGGAAACAATTTTAGAAATGATTTAGTTGATAATTTTACTGAAATTGAAAAAGAAATTAGCCAATTAGATTCAGATACCGAATCACCTACGGTAATGCAACTTAAACAAAATGTAAAGGACATTGTCACAATGTTAAATAAATACGATTTTCCAATCGCTTATCGTAATGGAAAAATTATTGATTTAGAGGAGGAGAATTAATGGCAATTACAACAATTGTAATGGATGTATACAAGCCAGGAAGTGAACTAAAAAACAAAGTTGTCGATATTTCAGACAGCTTTAATGCCCGCGTTGGTGATAATCAAGTTCGATTAGTAATTAAGTATATTGAACGTGGCATTGTTGAGCGTATGGAGCAAGAACAACTTACGCCTTTTATGACAGGATTCGTTGGACAGCCAGACGAAGAACTGAAGGTTACGGATGAAACTGGAACTGCCGTTAGTTATCACGGCTCTAGCGACGATATTATCGGCGGTGGCAAAGTTCGAATGGATTTACCGGGAACCATGTTCCCTCAAGAAGGGGCCTTCTATGGCTTCTTTGGTCTTGAAAATAGTGAGGGTAAACGAGTAACTACTAATAATGTGTTTTTTAGAGTTGAAAATGATAATCCCGATATGTATTTTGATACATTGCCATTTAGAACGGAATTACAAAAGTTGCTAGATTGGGCGACGGCTAAATCTAAAACAACTTTTGGAGGTATTAGCGACGCTTGGGAAACATTAAAAAAAGAAATTGAGGACGCATTAGCAAACGGTAATACAAACATAGATACGTATTTAATCCGATTAAAATCAGCAGAGGAACGTCTTGAACAATACGAAAAAGATTTAGCAGCTGGTAAAGCTGTTAGCCAAGCTGATTTAGATAGTACATTAGCTGATTTTAAATCAAATATCCAATCTGGTTTAGATGAAATTAACGAATTTAATGAATCAATCAAAAACCTTAATGTCACTGATGTTGCTGGTGGCATTCCAGATTATATGATGAACACTTTGAATAGCGCTCAAGCTGGAATTGATAAATCAAAATTCAATCTGATTTTTGCGACCGATTATCACTACGATATTGGAACGACCTACAATCCTGACAATATTGACGTACCAGATGCCACGATTCGAGAAGTATGGGAATCTGGACTGCGTAAGGTGTTGAACGCTACCTCATTGAGTAATGCTGACGCAGTTGTATTTAACGGCGATAACGTTGACCAGCCTGCAGTTAAAGATATTCCTTTGGAGAAAAAAATGATGCTTAAAGAACTACATGATTTTCTGTTGACGGCTACTAGCTCGGCTGAAATGCCAGCTTTCATTTTAAAAGGCAATCATGATGGGAACTACAATCATAAAGTTGCTGAAATGAACCTTACTAGTGTTATCACTGATAAGGAATGGTCACAAGTTTATGACAAAGTCGTTCCGGATTATGGTGAAAACCGCAACACTGGAGCTAATTATTTCTACAAAGATTTTGACGATAAAAAAATTCGCTTAATTGGATTAGACACATACGACTTACCTGAAACAACTAATGACGATGGATCAATGAAATACAATCGTTTCAACACTAGTGGACTTCAACAAGCGCAATTGAATTGGTTGGCTAATACGGCTCTACAGGTGCCAGAGGGTACGACAGTTGTCATCAGCATGCACCATCCAATCGATGGAACTCTGGCAACATCTTCTGATGTGACTAAAGTGATTAACCATGATGTTTTGATGCAGATTATCAATGATTTCGTAGCCGGGAAAAGTAACTCCATTTCTGGAAAAGTTAGTGACGTGCCAGTTAACATTGAGTACACATTCAAAGGTGCTGGAACGATAGCTGCGCTATTATCTGGACACTTTCACACAGACGGAAATGTAGTTAAGAATGGAATTAATTTCATTCAAACTCGTTGTTCGCTAGGCTCTGGCGACAATGTTATTGGTGACAAGCGAATTAGAGAATATATTGGCACACCGTTAGAAGATGCCTTTGATATCGTTACGATTGATACAACAGCAAAAACAATTGACTTAAAGCGAGTTGGTGCTGGTTCGGAAGACGCACGATATGCAACCAGACATTTTAATTATTAGGAGGTGTTGATAAATGGCAGAAAATAAGGAATTAAAAACAATGGATCGAACCCTTGAACAGCACGTTGGTGCTGGTGGTAGTGCACATTTGCCGGCCACTAGTCAAACTCCCGGTTTTGAAACGCCCGAACAAGTTCAAGACTTGGAAATGACAACCGGTAAGCGAGTTTACTTGCCGCACGGTACAGACGTCCTAAAACTTCGGCAAGGAAGATATGAGATCGCTAATGCACTTAATAATCCTATCAATCCTAACGACACGTCATTCATTGAATATGACATATCTGTAGCATCAGGAGGAGGAAAAGGCCGACAAATTAAAGCACAAGTTAGCGTTAGTGGCGATATATACTATCGTAATATTCACACCGCCGGCACACCAGAATCTGGTACTGGAGGTTGGCGTAAGCAAGCTTATCTAACCCCAGTTTGGAGTGGTAACGTTAATAGTGGAACGATTACTTTTGCTCAACCACTTTTGCCTTATCGTACTGGCATTGAAGTGTTCTATAACACAATTAGTAATCAGCGTGGTTCAGTTCGCGTCCTACGTTCGTTAGGTGGAGCAATAACCGTTCCAAATCATCCAAACGATACCAGTGACAAGACGTTCCAATCTTACGAACTCGGTTTTACGTTTGACAAAAATAAACTAAACATTGATTACAACGACATGGAAATCCTCTCAGCTAGTGGATTAAATCGCAATAACACTAAAGGTATTTCAATTACCGATGTATTCGTAATTTAGGAGGATAAAAATGTACAACGAATTGAAAAAAATTTTAATTGTAGTAAATGAAAATAACGAGATTGTTCAATATGCCAGTATGGGTGAGTTGCCGGACAGCATAGAATACAGTGGTGCAATTCCAGAAGATTTTAGAGATAAATTCAAGCCGTCTTTTTATTTGCTTGAAAATGATGCAATTGTTGAAAATCCTGATTATGAAGAGATTGAGATTCCAGCAGTTGGACCTTCAACAACGGAGCAACAACTGGCAGCTCTCGGATATCAACAAATGCAGAACAGTCAAGAAAAACAAGCATTGATTAAGCAGAATGCTCAAATGGCATATCAAATTATGCAAATTCAACAACAATTAGGAGGACAAAACGCATGATGGATTTTCCAGATTTTAACTCGATTAAAAGTTGGTACAATGCACAACTATGGACAAAGAGTATGGTTAGTGACGGTGTTGTATGTAACAAGATTACAGCGGGACAATATAAAGAAATCGTTGGAGAAGATTACGTAGCGCCTGTATCATAGGCGTTTTTATTTTGGATAAGAAAGAAGTTGATATTTTGAATAAAATTTTTCTGTTATGGGTAGTCTGTGTAATTACTATTATCTGTAATTTGTCAATGCAAAAAATCCGGCCTGATAACCGGATTTATAGTATCTATACAAATATAGTAATTACTCTTTTGGCAAGCTATTTATTAGCTTTCTGAGTTTGAGTGCAATGATATAGAATTCGTCATTTGCGATTTCATAACGATCTTGTTCCATTGCACCAATTTTATCATTCTTACCTATCAATAACTTTTGCAGTTCAGACATTCTATCTGTTACTGAGTTATCGACATATATCATAGCTAAACCAAAGTATTTTCCTTGCTCTTGGACGCTAGAAGTACCCCTACTTGTAATTAATTCAAGTGTATACTCTGCGTATTTTTCATATATGGTACGTATACGGACATTCTGTTCAATAAATTTTTGATGTTTGGCTTCTTCTTGTTTTTGTTTTTCTAATCGAAGTTTATCATCATTTATCCGTTGATCAGCGAGATTTTTATAGTAGTTATTAATCCAAGCAGTTAGGACGGGTGATACAACTGCTGCAACAGCAATCACAGCTGTTATTGTGTCTGGTTTCAAGATATTCACCTCCAATGAATTTTATTATAGCAAAGAAAGAAGGTGATCAATTGCATGTGATTTTTGGGTTCACAATCAGTGAATGGGCGGGAATTGCGACTATTATAGGTAGCGCTACGGGCGTAGTTTATAAGTTTATTGTGGCACCTTTACTGAAGAAATTTGACACGTTATCTGAAACGTTAGTTGAGTTGAAAGAATCATCTCGAATAGAACAACAAAATTTAAAAGATGAATTAAAAGACCATCAAACTATTTTGATAGAACACGATTCTGAAATTCAAAGTTTGTTTGAAGATAAAGGGTGGCCACGTTCTAATGCTTATCGATCGAGGTATAAAGATGAAGGAGAAATTTAATTATGAAGAATATCAATTGGCGTGATGGTAAGTTGTGGGCGGGATTGATTAGTTTACTAATCGTTTTAGTTCAACAATTAATGGCAGCCTTCGGCTACAATTATCCAGTCAACTGGCAAAATATTGTAGGAATCATTAACACCGTATTAACATTGCTAGGAATGTTAGGAGTGATTAGTGATGTTACAGTAGTTAGTAACCAGAGAGGAGAACCAGATGACAAAACTAAATAGATTAAAATGGGTTGTTGCGATTGCAGCAGCCTTTTTTGTTGGAACAACATTTACTTCTAAAGTAAGTGCAGCAACTATTAACAACGATTATGCATTGAGTTCAAGTGAGGGTTCATCACTTAAAACAAGTAACAACGTAGTCATTGCGCACGCTACTGGTACTTATGCGCCAGCAGTTAACAATGCCATTTTCGAAAAACGCACGTGGTACAGTAATGGTGCATACGTCCAGTACATTGTTGGTGATGGTGGTAAGATTTACCGAGTAGGCGCCGAAGGATATCAAGCATGGGGTGCAGGATCGTGGGGCAATGCAAATGCGCCCGTTCAAATTGAGTTGGCTCAGACATATAATGGTACGGAATTTAAAAAGATTACGTGACCTATGTTAACTTGTTACGCTCAAGCGCAATTAAGTATGGTATTCCAACAGACGTTGATAGTTCAGCATGGCGTGGTGTTAAATCACATCTTTGGATTACTAATAACGTTTGGGGTGACCATACTGATCCTTATGGCTATCTTGCAAGCCACGGCATTACTAAAGCTCAATTTGCACACGATGTTAAATATGGTTTTAGTTCAAGTGGTAACAATGTCAACCCAACGCCTACGCCAACTCCAAAGCCAATCAAGCCAACTAACAAGAAGGCTGTTCACGTAACCTATGCCTTACATCAAAAGGGTAAGAAGTGGTTAAATCCAGTTAAAGACTTTGGCTCTGGTTCTAATGGATTCGCTGGTGTTCCTAATAGCGTGCATGACATGCTTTACATCAAAGTAAATCGTGGTTCAATCAAATACCGTGTTCACACTAAAGAAGATGGCTGGCTTCCATGGGTCAAGAAAGCTAATAAGAATGATACGGTTAACGGAGTTGCCGGAATTAAAGGTCACACAATCGACGGAGTTCAGATGTACTACACAACTCCAAAAGGTGAGACCTATCAGCAAGCATACTATCGCTCACAGACAACGCAACGAGCTAACTACTTAGGAACATGTGCCGATAATGGTACAGTTTCTGGTTATGACAGTTGGGCTGGAGTGTTAGGTGAACCTTTGGATAGATTGCAGATTCATATTAATGACAATAGCAAGTATTAA